AAGATATTCTCTCTTAACAGTAGGAGTAATTATGTAAGGGAAACGTCTTTGCACAGCTGAAGGACATGAAAAATAATGATAAGCATTTAAATTTTTAACATTGGTTGTTGCTATAACCAATTTACCACGAAACGGTGTTGTGCCTTTCATTTCCAATGAAGCTTGATCTGGACAAAAAGCTTGATTATTCATTGTTTGTATAACAACATTTAATGAACCTGGATCGCCTAATTCAGGTGATTCATTAGCAATATCATCTAGGATAACTGTATGTTGAGATGTTAAAAAACCATCCCAATATTTTGCTGCAGGATTGACAGTATATCTAAATTCAGGTCCAGATGGTAACTTTTCATGTTTAGCGAAAAAAGTAGCCATCATACTTGTGATTGTAGTCTTACCTATACCAGAATCACCAAATATCAATAAACCAAATGGTGCTTTGCGATTTTGTCTTGCTGCTGATTTAGTATTTAAATCATCACGCATCATTAACATATCATTTAATGTACATTTAATAATATTAACATCAGATTTATCTAATCTAAATGAATGTTTACTAATATTTTCTAACTTTTCGATTACAACATCGAGACGATTTCGATAATCAGATTCTGTGAAACCATTAGCTTCAGGATTATGTAATTGTTGATTTTGACGAACCAACAATCTACAATCTTCATATAATTGTTTATAAGTTCCACCTGAATGGAACAAACAATTTATATCTTGTGTTACATAGACTTGATATCCTCTCTCCAACACAAAAAGAATGGTATCGCATAGAACATAAATAAAATCAGTTTTCTTATAGAATTTCTTCTTAAGTGTAACTTCCTCTAACTTAGAATAACCAAGGGATTCAAATGTTATACCAATTTTCTCAAAAACTGACATTGTCATTAAATATGTACAGCATTTGTATAATTTTAGGACAATTGGACTTTCATTTATATTCTTATAGGAATTTAGAAAATTACGTGATGTTTCGAAAAAATCTCCTTGTACAGTTAAATTAGAAAAAATATCCTTAATATAAGGAAATAATCGCTTGAATAACAACTTACCTGATGATTCATTATAACGACTTTTAAAGAAAACACGTACAGCTAAAACTATAACTTCATAGAAGGACATACCTTCAACTTTCATTGTAGCCATTTGCACAAATGTAATTACATCATCAACTAATTTAGGTACATAATCAGGATCTAAATCTTTGATTTGATTATAAATACGACGATCTAACATTCTTAACATGTGAGTGCGGTAAAATTTTTCATATGCACTTTGATCAGAACTATCAGTTTGTACTTTGCAATTTTTAAATTTTTTACTTTGACGTTTTTTATTTTTTTTAAGATTTTTATTTTTATTGTTACATATATATAAAGTATGATTGATCTTACTGATGAATTTGGCACGAGTAACAAAATGTTTACTCATGGGAACGACATCATCAAATATATTAGTGAAATGATGAGGACGACATATATAAGGTTTACGATCATAATCATAATAATCAAAATCATTGCTTACATTTGATTCCCAAGATAAAACTCGATCAGTTTTACCACGGGGGGAAAAAGAATCAAAGTGACCATAAAAATGAGAAGATACTTCAGAAAAATTTCCATAAATATCATCTGAACATTCTGAAATTTCAGTTACACTTTCATAATCATTAAATGGTTCTTCACCAATACTGATTAAATACATGTCGTATTCATAAAAAGAATATTCCCAGTTGGATCTAGCATATTCACATTCTTTCTTAAAGATGACACTTTTTCGAATCTCAGCAAGATGTTCATAGCGTCTTATACCTTCTTCAAATAAGACTTCAACGAACATCTGGTCTTGTTCAGGCATAGATGCAACCATGGCCATGCTGAATTGATTAACCATTTTGAAAAGGTTATCACGTATTTTCAAAGGATAATCTGCATTAGAGACTCTCATTCTTTGTAAATAGATTCGATTTATCATTTCAACAGTTGGTAACTTAATAGTGGTTACACCATTATCGAAATTGAGAAATTGGCTTACTTGAGGTACATATCTATCTAGATATGATTGAATGTTTTGGTAAACTTCCAAAGGTAAAGATACCAAATGGTTTTTAGGTTGGTACGCATTTTGGTGAAAATGCGAGTTTGCATAAGTGTTTTGTGGAAATCCCACGCTGCTGTTAGCAGTAGCATAAATTTGAGTTTGATTAGTATTTTGAGACATTGTTAAGATCGTTATTATTATTAATTGTAATTCAGTTTTTTAAGCCACTGTTATTTCTCCCGCAGATGGATATCCAGGCTTAACGTCCTGGCAGACGACACTCTCGACTTTTACGAAGTGTGATGATGATAAGATATAATAGATATATCATAT